ATGCCTAGTAGAAGCTTATGGCTTCCTAAAAGGCCCACAAGACCTCTTGCAATTATATGAACAAAAGTATAAACAGGTGGTTGAAGGATTTGCAATTGAGCAAATGGGAAGAAGAAGACGAGACGAATATCAATCAGGTGTTCCTCGAGTCGGAAAATAAGTTAAGGAGAAAAAACTATGGCTATAACACAAGCAATTTGTAATTCATTTAAAAAACAGCTTTTAGAAGCTGACATGAATTTCAAACAAACTGGTGGTGACAAGTTCAAGTTAGCTCTTTATATCTCTACAGCAACTCTAAACTCTGCAACTACAGCTTACCCTGGAGATAGCACAGGTGGTCAAGTTGGAAACACTGGTCAGTACACTCAAGGTGGCGGACTACTTGTTAATAACGGAACATCAATTTCAGCGGGTGTAGCAAGATGTGATTTTGCAGACAGATCATTCACTGGAGTGACGTTAACAGCTAGAGGTGCTTTAATTTACAATACATCTTCTGATACAACTAATGCATCAGTTTGTGTTTTAGATTTTGGAGCAGATAAAACAGCTACTTCTGGAACGTTCACTATTCAGTTTCCAGCGCCAACATCAACAGCAGCGATTCTAAGGATCTCTGGTTAATCGTAGGAGGTAACCTCCTATGGCAAATAAAACTTACACGGTCACCGTCGCCAGTGGGGATCTCTATGGTGGTGGTACAGGTAATGTATTTTATTTAGACGGAGCTAGAAGTTCAACAGGACCCGGCACAGTTAATTGGGTTGCTAACTCTACTTTGCGCTTTGATCAAAGCGAAGCTACAAATAATAATCACCCATTAATATTCTCTACTACCACTAGTAGAGATCAATATTTAACTTCCGGTGTAACTTACTATTTAGATGGCGCGGTTAGTTATGCAGACTATACTAACGTTTCTACATTTAACGCGGCTACAACTCGATACGTAGAAGTAACTCCATCTTCTTTTACAGATTTTTATTATTTATGTTACGTCCATGGTATTGGAATGGGTGGTATCATGGATATGGTTGTCAATTCATGGGGAGCGCATCCTTATAACCAAGGTGCTTGGAACCAAAACCAAGATTTAACTGTTTTTGTTTCTAACCCTAACGATTCTTTATGGGGATTAGATACATGGGGAGCTCATTTCTGGGGTGGCGGTCAAAATATGGATATGTCGCTTAACAATAGCGGCATTACGATTACAAATGAAATAAATGTTGGATGGGGTTCTGATACTTGGGGCACAGAAACTTGGGGTCAATCAGGAAACCTACACGCAGTTACTGGCATTGCAATGTCAATGGCAGAAGGACTTAGTGGTGCTACAATTAATGGAGACTCAAATGTAACACCTCCAGGCAACTCAGCAACAATGGCAGTTGGAACTGCAGAAGCATTCGCTTCTTTTGTTGCAACACCTTCTGGTCTTCCAATGGTCATGGAGTTAAACTTCAACCCTGCATTTGCTCAACCTACCGGTTTTGCGATGTCAGCTTCACTAGGAACTGTAGATGCAGAGAATATTACTCTAGCAACTGTAACATCTGCACTACCAGGATATTGGGGATATAAATCTACTTGGGGCACATTAGCTTGGGGTAATGGTTCAACTGAATTATTAGCACTACCTATGGCTGAAGGTTTAGAGGGTGTAGACCCTGCACCAGATGCAATGCTTACTGGTATACAGATGTCTATATCTTTATCTGGTCCACAAGATGTAACAGGAGATGCAAATACCGGAGTTGGTGATACCACTATGGCTTGGGGTGATGCTACATGGGGTAATTCTAGATGGAATAATGGTCAATTTATAGCCGACCCTGATTATGGTCAGACGATGGCTGTTGCATTAGGTAATGAAGTAGTAGATTTAAATACTCCTGTAGATGTCACAGGATTTGCACTGACAGCTGTTTTAAATTCAGTAGCAGATGTTATCACAGAAACTAAAGTATTTCCTACTGGAAACCTCTTGACAATAGGTCTAGGTACAGGTACAAATACATTGATTTGGAATGCAGTCGATACAGGTTCAGCGCCAACGACACCTCCAGGATGGCAGGAAGTTCCGACAAATGCTGCTTAAAATAAGTGTTTGACACTATTTAAATAAATTTATAATATACAAGAATTGGAGATAAAAAATGGCAAACTCTACATCGGCTAGTTTAAAACTTACAGTACAAGCAACTGGGGAAAACTCAGGAACTTGGGGACAAATTACAAATACAAACTTATTAATTTTAGAACAAGCAATTGGTGGATTTCAATCAGTTGCTATTACTACAGGTGCAACTTTAACATTTTCTAATGGTGCACTTTCAAATGGAAAAAACAACGTATTAAAATTAGTTGGAACAATTGGAGGAGCAGTTAACGTAGTTGTTCCTGATTCAATTGAAAAAACTTATATCATCGACAACGCTACAACAGGTGCTTACACAGTAACTGTTAAAACTTCTTCTGGAACTGGTGTTACTTGGGCAGCAGCTGACAAAGGAACTAAAGTAGTTTATTCAGATGGAACAAATGTTGTTGATACAAATTTAACAGATTTATCATCTGACTTCTCACCACAACTTTCTGCAGATTTAGATTGTAATGGTCAAGACATCATTATGGATAGTTCAAACTCTATTCAAGATGATTCAAACAACGAATACATTAAGATGGCAAAAACTGCATCAGCAGTTAACGAAGTTACGGTTACTAACGCAGCTACAGGAAATGCACCTAATTTATCTGCGACTGGTGACGATACAAACATAGATTTAAATTTAACACCTAAAGGTTATGGAAGAGCAACTTTCAATGGCCAAGGTAAAATTCAAAGCGTTGCAGAAAAAGTTACAACAGAAGCTACAGCTGCTACAGGAACAATTAACTACGATGTTCTTACACAAGCAGTTTGGAACTTTACTTCAGATGCAGCAGCTAACTGGACATTAAACATCAGAGGAGATGGATCAAACTCTCTTGATAATATAATGGACACAGGTGAATCTATTACTATAGCACACATTGTTAAACAAGGTTCAACACCATATTACAATTCAGCAGTTCAAATTGATGGATCAAGTGTTACTCCAGAATGGCAAGGTGGATCTGCGCCATCAGCAGGTAATGCAAGTTCATTAGATGTTTATGCATATACTATTATTAAAACTGGTTCAGCGACGTTCACAGTATTAGCGTCTCAATCACAGTTTGCGTAATAAATTAGGAGGAGAAAGAGTATGCCACTTATAGGATCAAGAGGAGCAGGATCAATTAAAGCTTTTGGTTTAACATCTGGAGGCTTCAGTGCAATTCTAGCAAACGGAGGTACTGTTACCGAATATGGTATTTACAGACTTCATACTTTCAATGGTTCAGGTCAATTTTCAATATCAGCTCAAGGTAATTCACCAGGAGCTGGAACGTTTGATTATTTCTTCACTGGAGGTGGAGGCGGCGGCGCTGGCGGAGTTGTCCACGGAGAAGGTGGAGGAGGCGGAGCGGGAGCTCTAACTCAAAATTCACAAGGTGTAGCTGGAAACGCTGGTGATTATTCTTTATCACTAGGAGCAGGTGGCCCGAATGTTGGAAATGGTTCTAATCAAGGATCTTCTGGACAAAACGGTGCTTCAAGCACTGCTTTTTCTGCTAACGCTGCAGCGGGTAATGGTGGACAAGCTCAAAGTTCAAACGGAGGTAACAACTCTTCTTACAATGCTGGAGGCCAAGGTGGCGGAGCAGGATCTGCAGGTAACGGATCAGGAAGAGATGGCGGAAATGCAGTAAGTTCATCTATTCAAAATGGAAGTGCTACCAACTACGCAGGTGGTGGTGGCGGATCAAAAGGATACAACGCTGGACGAGGAAACGGCGGAGGTGGAGGAGGAACTCCAGCTGCTGGATGGCCTCAACACGCTAACACAGGCGGTGGCGGTGGATCTGGGTATTCATGGTCAGGTGGAGGAAAAGGTGGAGATGGGGTAGCCTATATTAGATACCAAATCCAACCATCAACTTAATACTATGGCACATTACGCAAAAGTAGATTCTAATAATATTGTAACAGATTTAAAAGTTGTTGCTAACGCAGATATTTTAGATGAAAACGGAGTAGAAGTTCCTTCAAAAGGAGTTGAAATTTTAAGAACATGTGAAAATGATCCTAATGCAAATTGGATTCAGTATTCAATAAATGCAAGTAATGGTGAAAGAGAAGAAGATGCCCCAGTAGGATCTGATGGAAGCACAACAGCTCTTAGACATACAGCACCTGGAATAGGTGATTCATATGATCCTGATTTAGATATTTTTAAACCAACATCAAGACAACCTTTTCCAAGTTGGACAATGGACAGTAACTGGGTGTGGCAACCACCTGTGGCTGAACCAACTGAAGAGCAAAGATATTATGGAAGTGAACCTTTTACTTCTGTAAAAGTAGCGTACAATGAAACTCCTGTAAGAATACCTTTAGTAGATACAATGACTGTAACTAATCCTGAAACAACTATGAATGAAGTTATCCCTGTCGGTAGAATTAGAGCTGAATGGGACGAAACTAATCAAGTCTGGAAAGGCTTACATAATGATGGTACTATTAGAACTTGGGATGGTACTTCTTGGAATATACCTCTTTAAATTAAAATAATAAAATGTATAATCCCTTTCTATGAAAGGGATAATTTACTCAACATTTGCTAATCCTGTTTTACAGATAAACCTTTTAGAATCTCACAAAGAATTTATCTTACCTCTAAAAAAATTAGCAATGTCTAAATACAAAAAAGAGAAGGGTGTTGTAAAAAGTAATAGAGAGGGTTATCAAACTAATTTTATATCAAAAAACAAATTGTGTGAAGATTTCATTGGCAGCATTAGAAATCATATATGTGATTATATAAGTAATGTAGGTGTCAAAGTTCCTTTTTCTCTTAAAGTGCATAGACCATGGATTAATGTTAGTGGTCCTGGAAGTTACAATGTTGCGCACTGTCATGGTGAAAATCATTTTTCTTTTGTATTCTATATTCAAGTTCCAGAAAAAAGTGGTAACTTAGTTTTTGATTCACCGGTGCTACATCATAAAACTAATATGATTAAACATAAAAGTTATCCTTTTTTAAATTCTGATTCTTTTATTCTTTTCCCTAAAGTTGCTGATTTAGTAGTCTTTCCTAGTTATATGTCACATTTAGTAGAACCAAATAAAAGTAAAAAAATTAGAATTAGTTTAGCCTCTAATTTAGATATTGCTCATGAAGTTTGATATTCTACCGTTATTCTCACAACCTTTAGCTTCGTTTCAATTAGATATTGATAACGAAAAAATACTTCATGTTTTAAAAACAAAACTTAAATTTGAAAAAACTGTAAACAAAAATACAGATTCATATATGTCAACAGACAATAAAATATTTAATAACTATAAAGAATTAAGTTCATTAAAAAAAGAAAGTAATATTTGTATTAAAAAATATATAGAAGAAGTTTTAAAAAATAATTTTAAATTTAAAATATATAATTCGTGGGGAACAATGGTTCCAATTAACGTTTCATCACAAGCTCATATTCACAGAAATAGTTTGTTAAGTGGAGTTTATTATCCACTCTGTTCGGATGGTGTAAAAATAACTTTTCATAAAAATGAAGGCATAGAAACTTTTTATGCTTTTAATGAACCTAAAGAATACAATCTTTTTAATTCTAATACATGGACAGTCTCTCCTTCAGCAGGTACTTTATTAATTTTTCCAAGCACGTTAATGCACAGTATTGATAAAAACATCACAAAAGGAAAAAGATATTCAATTGCTTTTTCTGTTAATCCTGTAGGAAAATTTTGTATGGGTAGTGATATAGAAGTTGAATTTAAATGAAAATATTAGGAATTAATTTTTCTCACGAAGCATCGGTGTGTGTTATCGATGGTAACGATATTGTTTTTTATCAAGAAGAACAAATGCTATCTGGTGTAAAGAAAGACCATAGAATTAATTATTTATGGAATGAATTAAAAAATAATTATTTTGATTCAATAGTTTTTACAAGAGCAAAAGTAAATCAAGAAGAATCTGAAGAATTAAAAAAATATATTATACACAGTTGTGATCAATATAATATTACTTTTAAAAATATTCGATGTGATTTTAATCACCATTTACAACACGCTGCTTCTTCTTTTTATAACTCACCTTTTGATAAAGCCTACTGTCTAGTTATGGATGGAAGCGGTAATCATTATTACTTTAATGATGAAATGATAGGTTCTGAGATAGAATCTATATTTAAAATCGATAAAAATAAAATAGAACTTAAATGGAAAGTTTGCAATGGTATTGATAAAACTTATTCAGATAATATTCATTCTATTCAAAGTATTAGCCCTGGCTTATTATTTAAGTTTATAGCTAACTGCATTGGTAGTAAAGAACCTGGCGCTGTTATGGGAATGTCTGCTTATTCCAATAAACTATCTCATATAAATGCATTTTATAAACAAGGAGATTTATTTAAAGTCAATCAAAATTTTATGTGGCATGCATTAAATCAAAGCATAGATAAATTTTATTACACCAAGTCAACTCAATACGAGTCTACTGAAATAGTTAAATATAGAATAAATAAAATTTTAGAAAAAGACCCAGATGCAAATATATGTTTATCTGGAGGTTTTTTTCAAAATTGCCAAGCTAACTATGAAGTATTAAATCTGACAAAAAATATATTTGTAGATCCAATATCACACGATGGAGGAACTGCCATGGGATGTGCGCTGTTAGAAGCTAGAGACAATAATATTAAAGTAAAACCCTACTCTAATTTATATCTTGGAATTGAGCCTACATACCCAGACTTAAAAACAAATACTAATTATATCGAGATATCTAAGCTAATAAAACAAAACAACTTAGTTGCAATTTTTCAAGGAAGACCTGAAGGTGGCCCAAGAGCTCTTGGAAATAGATCTTTGTTGTTCAATGCTGAAAACTCACATGCAAAAGAAATTGTAAATAAATTTAAGAAAAGAGAATGGTATAGACCTTATGCAGGCAGCGTCTTACAAGATAAAGTAAAATCGTGGTTTGATCTAAACGGTAAAAAAGAAACGCCTTTCATGTCTTATGCTACCAAAGTTTTAAATAATAAAGTCCCTGGAATTACTCACGTTGATAATACATGCAGAGTACAAACTGTAAAACAAAAAGACAATTATCATTTTTATAAATTGTTAAAAGAACATTATAAACAGTATTCAATGCCTGTTATGCTAAACACTTCATTAAATATTGCAGGTAAACCAATAGTAGCAACATTTAAACAACTAATGGAAATGTTTCATCAGACTGACTTGAAATATATTTATCTCCCTGATAAACAACACCTAATTAAAAAATGACAGAAATAAATCCTTTATTCAGTATACCGTTTTTTAAAACAAACGTTACTGATTGGAAAATTAAAAAGAAAAAATTATTAAAGTGTTTAGTTAAAAAAACTAAATCTAAGTTGTTTAATTCTGATAGGACTAAAGCTATTTATAAAGATGCAGTCGAAGATATTTTAAAGAATGATATTAATGAGTTTCAAAAATGTGTTGAAAGAAAACTTTACATAACAGATATGTGGTCTGTAAGCTATAAGAAAAAAGATTTTCATCCTCCACATACACATGGTGGTAGTGGTTTTTCTGCTATATTATTTTTAGAATTTGATCCAAAAGTTCATGAATCAACTACTTTTATACAACCTTGGAATGATGAAATCACAGATAAAACTGTATTAAAATCACCTAATGTGCAAGAGGGAGACTTAATTGTATTTCCAGCTAACATACTGCACTTTACAAACCCGAATAAAAGTGTTAAAAAAAGAACAATAATTTCTTGGGATTTTAAATATAACAAATGAAAGACAAAAAAATTTTTTTCTCGGCTAGTTTCATGCGATGTGGTAACACAGTTTTAACATCTATCTTAAATCAAAATCCAGATTTAAAGATGAGCCCTAACAGTATATTACCTGAAATGATGTATAACATTGCTGTTCTAAAAGAAGGAACTTTATTTGCTGAACAAAAAGATCATCAGTCATTTGATAATGTTCTTAAACAAATAATGTATGACTACTATAAAGATTGGAATGCCAAATATATTATAGACAGAAGTGCATGGGGAACACCCGCTAATATGCAGGTTTTAAAAATGGCAAATTTATTACCTTCTAAATTTATTTGTTTAATACGACCAATTGAAGAAATGTTAGGTTCTTTTGTTAAAGCATCAAAATGTCCAAGAGACAAGGTAGAGGGTTTTTGTGATTTCTTAATGGATGAAAATGGACCTATAGGCAAGACTATTCTGTCTTATGAAAATCTAAAGAAAAACCATAAGAAAGATTTATTAGTTATTCAATATAAAGACTTATGTAAAAATCCAAAAAAAGTAATCAAAGGTATTTACAGTTTTTTAGAAATTCCTTATTACAAAGATCACTCTTTTACAAATTTAAAACAAGTAGACTTTTCAAAAGGAACACAAACAAAAATAAGAACTGATTCAGTAAAATTAATTCCCTACAGATACACAGATTACATAACTGAATACACGGAAAAAAAATATGCAAACACCTTTAGGAATACTCGCAGAAAAAATAGACGATAAATCAGTCAAAGAAGTTTTAAAGGTATTAAAGAAAAATAAAAAAAAACTTACGTCTGGTAAAGTTGGTAAAGGGATGATAGATGAGTCAACTAAAAAGTCTTTAGATCTCTGTATAAATCCACCTGATTTAGATTCTTTAATCCCTAACTACATGAAATCTTTGGGAAACGTAGTGCATTCTTATAAATTAAGATTTCCAGAAGTTCATAATGATGATTATCACATAAGAGAAGCTGTGAACGTTCAACTTTATAAACCTGGTGCAGGGTTTTATAGACCTCATTATGAAAGGCATTTTCATTCATTTCATAGGCTTTTAACTTTTATGACATATCTTACAGACAATCCTAATGGCGGAACATTTTTTAAATACCAAGATTTTTATTGCCCTGCAGTTAAGGGTCTAACTTTAGTCTGGCCAGCAGATTTTACTTACACCCATAACGGTGTTGTTGATTACAATAAAGATAAAATAATTATAACAGGGTGGTTAAATTGGATGACAGATACGAGATAAAAAAATTACCTTTATTTACAACACCTATATATAATTCTAAGATAAACCCAACGTTGTATAATAAGAAAGGTATTGTTAAAACAATATTATCTAATTTTAAGAAAAACAAAGTAAGAAACAATTGGGATAATACAAATCCATCATCTTCTTATTTGCATCATCCTTTGGATGATTTTAACAATAAAAAATTTACAAGGGTAGATTTCTCAACATTACTGCCTTTATATAATTCTTTTTTTCAAACGTGCTTTAAAGATATTGTTTTTCAAAAAGGTAAAAAGAAAGATTTTGAATTTAAAATAGTAAACTATACTGTGTGTGATAAAGAACATTTTATGAGAAAGCATAATCATATAACGAGCGACTTCTCATGTATTCATTATGTTTATTTTGAACCCAATCATTCACACACTTTGTTTTACAATCCAGGAGAATATTTACTTTTACACTTTAAAGATTTAAGAAATAGTTTTTACAATGATTTAGATCACACAAAAATAACTAATTCAGGGTATCATCAAATGTTTCAAGTACCTACAAAGGAAGACGATATTATGTTGTTTCCTGGTTATCTGCATCATGAGATTCCGTTAGCAAAAACAAAATATAAAAAACCAAGAATAACTATTGTAATAAATTTAAAATTTAATGAAGCTATTTTATAAAGAAAGTAAAAACTTTTTTACGAAAAAAGAAAAAGAGTTTATATATAACAACGTAGTTCACACTGCAGATTTTCCTTGGTATAGGTTTGCTCAAGCGACGAGTGAAAAATTCCCATTTTACGGACACGTCTTAATAAGAAGGTATGATGTAAAAACTGAAAAGCCTGTTATTAATTCAGATATATATCCTTTCTTCTATGAGATATTCAAAAGATTTTGTAAGAAACATAAAATAAAACATAAACAAATTACTAGGGCTATTATAAATTCTATTACCTATCACGGAAAATATCAAAACACAGATCCACATATAGACCATGATTTTAATCATAAAATATTAATGATGTATTTAAATAACACTTCTGGAGACACCATCATATATGACAAAAAATTCTACCCTGGTGGACTTACTATTTTGCCTATAGATGAAACCTCAAAAAGACCTATGAAAGAGTTGAAACGAGTATCACCTGAATTAGGTAAAGTGATGTGTGTTGATGGAAAACATTTTCATGCTGGGTCTTTCCCTGAACCAGGTGACAGAAGAGTGGTGGTTGTATTTACATTTATATGAAAATGTTTTTCTTAACAGGAATGCCTCGCGCAGGGAATACTTTGTTTTCTGTAATATTGAATAGCAATAAAAATATCAAAGTTTCAGCTAACTCTATTTTACCTGATATAATTTATTATTTAAATAATCTCAAAGTTTCTTCTGAAATTTATAATAACTTCCCTGATGAAAAATCACTTAATAATATTGTAAATAATATCTTTAACAATTATTACAGTCATTGGAATTCTAAATATATTATAGACAGAGGACCATGGGGCACCAAAGAAAACTTAAAGCTTTTAAAAAATATTGTAAAAGAACCAAAGTTTATTATTTTATATCGCCCTGTTTTAGAATGTCTTGCATCATTTATTAGATTAGAAAAACCTTTTGATATAGAAAGAAGATGTGTTCAACTAATGGATTCTACAAGTGAAGGTAATATAATTTACAAGTATTATAGTAGTATAAACCATATTGTTAAAACAAAAGAAAAACATATATTTATTAACTATTCAGATCTTGTAAGTAATCCAACAAATGTGTTAAAATCCTTGTCTAAATTTATAGGCACCAAAATACTTTTACCTAATAAAATTAAACAATTTGAATTAAATGGGCTTAGATATGATGACTCTATCTATCCTTTTAGTTTACATAAAGTAAGAACTAATGGTATAAGAAAACAGAAATATTTAGTTAAAGAAATTTTACCTGAATCAATAATAAAAAGATATGAAAAATTTTAATGTAGTTATTTTAGGCGGTGGTACAGCGGGTTGGTTGACAGCTCTTTACTTAGATAAATATTTTAAAGGTTCTAATATCACTCTTATTGAGAGTGATAAAATTGGTGTACTTGGTGCTGGTGAAGGAACTACACCACATATTATAGATTGTTTACGTTTTTTAGATATTGATATTTTTGATTTAATTAAACAGACAGGTGGAACTATAAAAAATGGAATATGTTTTGAAAATTGGAATGGTGATAATAAAAAATACTTTCACGGATTTAATGACATAAACGTTTATACCATACTAGATTTATTAAACAAAAAAATTGATTTAGATAAAAATATTTATTCTAGTTATTTATCTTATAAAAATAAAATTGACTTACACCATGTTAAATCAGCCATTCATTTCGATGCAAACAAAGTAGCAGAGTATTTAAAAAGCATTGCATTGGTAAGAGGAGTGAAACTTAAAAAAGGTGAATATCTAAAAATAGATTCTACAAAAGATATTATAACAAAAATATATTTAAAAGATAAAACATCCTACAAATGTGATTTTGTTTTTGACTGTTCAGGTTTCTCAAGACTTCTTATAGGAAAACATTATAATAGTAAGTGGATTGATTATACAAAGTACCTAACACTTAACACAGCGGTGCCTTGGAAAATAAAACAAGATAAAGATCCTAAACCCTACACACAAGCAATCGCTATGAAAAATGGATGGGTTTGGAAAATACCATTACAACATAGATTTGGCTCTGGTTATATTTACGATAGTAATTACACTAGTACAGATAAAGTAATAGAAGAAGCAGAAAAAACATTTAAAACTAAAATTGAACCTATAAAAGAACTAAAGTTTAAAGCAGGTCGTTTTGAAAAAGTGTGGATTGGTAATTGTATATCTGTTGGTTTATCTTCTGGTTTTACTGAACCTTTAGAGGCCACTTCTATATGGCTTAGTATATCTCAATTAAAACTATTAGAAAATTTTTTAGGTGATTTTGTAAACACTACTCAAAGTGTGAGAGATACATATAACAGTATAGTTGAATTAAATAATGAAAAGGTATTAGCTTTCTTATATTTACACTACATAACCAAAAGAAAAGATAGTATGTTCTGGAAAACATATCTAAAAAGAACAGACATTCCTAGTGAACTACAAAAAATTTTATCGAAGATAGAGGATGGAACATTAAATAACTTAGATGTTACGGATAAGTGTAATGCTTTTTTTGGTCTAGATAGTTGGCTCGTAGTAAGCAAAGGTTTAGGTCTAATTAAAAAAACAAAAGATATGAGATTCTATAATGTTATAACACCTTACGAAACATATAAACACGAAATGAAAGAATGGGAAAAAGAGTCTGTTTTACATAAAGACTTTTTAAGAGAGCATGAATTACCACGATAATCTATTCGATAAAAAATTTTTAGATGATCTAAGTTATAAATTAATTAACAGTGCCTGGTATGCAAATAACGCAGCTAATAGAAAAAGCTTTCCCAAAGGAGAATACGGTTCTCATTTATTATTAGGTCAATTAATTTTTAAAAGATTTGATAATGACTTTATAGAATATTTTGATGATAGAGAATTAGTTGAAACATTAATAAATTGTTTTAGGTTTTTATGTAACAACTTCAAGGCCAATTTAAGATTAAGTGAGATTGCAACTAATTTACAATTCAAAGGTATGAACGGAACTAATCATACAGACGGTAATTCAAATCAACATGTGTTTTTATTGTTATTAGATAGATCTACAGATGACAATAAAGGAGGAGAATTTATAAATGTAACAAGAAACAAAAAGGTAAAATATAAATATGGAAGAGTCATACAGTTTCAAGCTGACGATTTACATAGAGCTAATCCATTTAATGTACCTCATGTTCCAAGAATGAGTATAAAATGGGTAGGAGATAAGCTATGACCTGGTCTTTAGAACAAGATACTATTCAAGATTGGGCTTATTGGGACAATGTATTTACCAAAGAAGAATGTAAAAAAATTATAAAAGAAGGAAAAAAATTAGGTTTGGAAAAAGGAACCGTTAACGGTAAAAAGTTTAACAGAAGAAAAAGTAAAGTATCTTGGATATACCCAACCTTAGAGCATCAATGGATGTTTCAAAGGGTTACACATGTTGTAAAATCTTTAAACAATGATTTTTTTAAATTTGATCTTCATGGATTTGATGAAGGGTTTCAATTCACTCACTACAAAGCTCCAAGAGGAGCTTATGGAAAACATGTAGATAGATGGACTAATGGTCCTATAAGAAAATTATCTATTACTGTACAGCTTTCAGATCCATCTACATATAAAGGTGGTGACCTTGTTATAGGTGACAGTGGCTTTGTACCAAAAGAACAAGGTAAACTAATAGCCTTTCCAAGTTTTATGGTACATGAAGTAACACCTGTTACTAAAGGTGAGAGATATTCATTAGTTGCTTGGATTACAGGCAAACAATTTAGATAAGAAAACAGTAGATTTTAACCAAAATAACAATATAATATAAGCCTTATGTTACAGAAGCTTAATTTCAAACCTGGATTTAATAAACAAGCAACAGACTCAGGGGCTGAAGGTCAATGGGTAGATGGAGATTTTGTAAGATTTAGATATGGATTACCTGAAAAAATAGGTGGTTGGACTCAACTAACAGAAGCTCAAGAAACTCTACCTGGAGCAGCTCGTGCTCAACACGCTTTTACCAGTTTTAATGGTGAAAAATATGTAGCCATTGGAACATCTCAGGGTTTATTTTTATATTACGAAGGAGCTTTTTATGACATCAGCCCTTTAGCAACAGGTATTACTGGAGCAACGTTTGATACCTTTTCTAGTCAGAACAATGTAACTGTTAACAAAGTAGGGCATGGTTTAGAAAAAGGAAGGTATGTAACCTTTTCATCTGTAACTCCGCCTACAGGATATGTAGCATCAGATTTTACTACAGGGGCTTTTGAAATATTAACTGTGCCTAACAGTGATACGTTTACAATTCAAATGAGAGTTAATGCTAGTGGAGCGGCATCTGCTTCTGGATCAGCCACTATCAATCCCTATGAAGAAGTAGGACCAACATTTCAAACAGCTGGTTATGGATGGGGTACGTATCAATGGAACACAGGAACATGGGGAACAGCTAGAACTGTAAGCAACGTGATTCTAGATCCAGGCAACTGGAGCCTTGATAACTTCGGAGAAGTATTAGTTGCAACAATATTTAATGGTAAAACTTTTACATGGGATGCTGGAGCTGCAACACCTAGAGCCGTTAGAGCTTCTCAAACTACAACAAATTTTAACACAACAAACAATCCAACCAAATCAAGATTAACTTTGGTATCTGATAGAGATAGACACTTATTTCATTTTGGAACTGAAACAACAATTGGTGCTCCATTAACACAAGATCCGATGTTTGTTAGATTTTCTAATCAAGAAGATCTAAATACTTATGCACCTACAGCTACTAACACTGCAGGTACATTTAGACTAGATACAGGAAACAAGATTGTAGCTGCCATACAAGGTAAAGATTATGTCTTTGTATTAACTGATCAAGCAGCTTATGTGGTTCAATTCGTAGGTCCACCTTTTACTTTTTCTGTAAGGCAGGTTGGTACAAACTGTGGATGTATAGGACCTAAAGCTGTAGCTTATGCAAACGGTTCTGTATGGTGGATGTCAGCTGAAGGAGGATTTTTTAGTTTTGATGGTACGGTAAAATCATTACCATGTCTGGTTGAAGATTTTGTATTTAGTACCGATGGAGATAATTTAGGTGTTAACTATAATGCAAGTGAATTAATTTATTGTGCACCCAATGCTTTATTTACAGAAATTAATTGGTTTTATCCTAAATCAGGTTCAACGCAGATTGATAGATGTGTAACCTATAATTACTCAGAGAATGTGTTTACTACGTCTTCTTTAGATAGATCTAGTTATCAAGACCAAGGGGTATATGATCTACCTTACGCAACTGATTATGATTCAACAGCAACACCTGTTTTTGATAACATATCGGGTATAACTAATTTATATGGCGCTTCTATTTATTATGCTCATGAATTAGGTGACGACCAAGTTAACAGTTCAGGCACTACATCAATTGATGCATTTATTAAATCAGGGGACTGGGACATAACATCAAGGCGTAGCGCCTTGGGTCAGGCAACAGGAGTTGTTGATTATAGAGGTGATGGAGAGTTTTTTATGTCTGTAAAAAGATTTATACCTGATTTTAAATACTTACGTGGTAATTCTACAGTTACATTATTTTTAAACGATTACCCTGATAATACAGCTGTTAGTTCACCGTTAGGTCCCTTTACAATTACAGCAACTACTGATAAAATAGATACGAGAGCTAGAGGTCGATTAGTAGCTATTCAAATAGCTAATACATCTACAGGTGAATCTTGGAGATATGGAACCTTTAGGTTAGACGCACAACCGGACGGTAGAAGATAATGGAATATTTTTTTAATGTAAATACAGGGAGGGTAGAACAACGACCTACAAATGAACAATTTTATCCAGGCACTACCGTGCCAATCGCTGTGCCTTTTTCTTCTTCCACAAACCAACAAAATTTATTTACACCTACTGAACCTTATGTAAGTCCAACTTACATACAAAAACAACAATTAGGAATGGTCCCATCAGGTATTACCGCATCGTCTGCAGCTGTTCCTTTTGGAAGTCCTATAGATATACAACAAGGCTTTACTCGAAATACACCAAGCGATCAAGGGACAAACTTTGAGTTTCTTCCATCAGCTAATGAAGCTGATGAAATTGATGAGGTAGAAGAACGTAAAGGCGGTATTGCAGAGTTATTTAAATTTCTTGCTAATTTTATACCAGGTGTTGGTCTTTTAAAAAAACTAAGTGACAGTAGTGGTATCAGAAGTTTAAATCAAAGAATACAACAATCTGATTTTGGTAGATCTAAAAATTTAATGGATTACTTAGACATTAAAAGTTATGGTGGATATGACGAAAGAGAAGATGCAAGAGCTGCAACTATGGCTCAAGCAAGAGGTATTCAAAAGAAAATTGATAGAGGTGATTATGGAACACCTTCTAATCAAGATAGAGCAAGAGGACAAATACCTAGTCGGACAACTAGCGCACCTAAAAGATCATCTTCAACGTATTCAGCTGCCAATAGAGCTTTTGCAAGGGACAGATAATGGCTAAAGTAACAAACTACATACCTGAACCAAAACAAGAATACGACGTAGAAAATCAAAGACAGATACTTGAGTCTTTAACTACATTACAAAATCAATTAAATTTTTCTTTTCAACAAGATTTAAAAAACGAACAGGATGCGTTTAATTATTTCTTATCATGAGTATATTTTATAAAAGCGAAACATATGATTTAATAACCACTAATTTAACTACGGTGTTAACAATTAATACATCTTCTGTAGCCATTGTTAAATTAGTTCAAGCTAGTCATGCTACAGCTTCCAACGTAGATGTTGATTTATTTGTTAAAAAATCAGGTGGTTCTGATGTTGAAGTAGGTCATGCACAGCTTAATAAAAGTACAGAAAATTTAATAAAAGATTCCTTGAATTTAGAAGCAGGAGATGTTATGAAAGTACAAGCTGGTACAGCTAATGAAATAACTGGTGTGATAAGTTACGCACTAATAAATAGAGAAAATGAAAACGGATAATGTATATAAAATAGATTGCACTACGATAACTACGTGGCGTAATACTAAAACTGGTGAAACGTTTAAAGAAAAGAAAGAAGGACCTGATATAGTACAAGACGTAACTGTACAGGTTTCTCCGAAAGGTTTAGACATAATGCAGAAAGTAATGAGTAAAGATGACAATAAACCAAAATCCTAGAGGCGGAACAGAATTACAATTCGACTATTTAGAAAAATATGTTGATTCAAAACTATTAGACGAAGTACAAATCTGTACATCGGTACCTGAAAAGATTCCATTACATCCTACAAAACTAAATATTTTGTGGCAAAAAAATTCTTACGATCAAGGTAATTTATATCACTGGTTTAAAGATAAATCTAATCATAACAAATACGACTGGTATGTCTTTAACAGTCACTGGACATATGAAAAATTTAGATATCACTTTGATATACCTACACATAAATCAGTAGTTATTAAAAATGGTATAGATAGAATACAAAAATCTAAGCCTTACGAAAAAGGTGAGCCTATAAAAATCATACACCAAAACACACCTTGGAGAGGATTATCTGTATTGTTGGGAGCTATGCAGTTAGTTAAAAATCCTTTGATTACACTAGATGTTTATTCATCTTGCGAAATATACGGTAAAGATTTTTATCGAGAAAATAATCATCATTATATAAAATTATATGAACAAGCACACAAATTACCAAACGTAAATTACATAGGGTACAAACCGAACAGTTATATAAAAGACAACTTACATAAATATCATATGTATGTTTATCCAAGTATATTTGAAGAAACGTTTTGCATATCCTTATTGGAATGTATGGCTGCAGGGTTGTACTGTATTACAACTAATTATGGTGCACTATTTGAGACAGGTGCAGAGTTTCCTATGTATGTTCCTTACGAATCAAACTATAGAAATTTAGCTCAAAAGTTTGCAATGGGTATTGATGCAGCTGCTAATACTTTACACGAAGAACAAATACATAATCATTTAGAATGTCAATCTGCATATGCTCAAGCATATTATGGTTGGAATAAAATAGGTACGTCTTGGAAAAGATTTTTGGAAGGAGCGGTAAATGCAAAAAAGTAATAAAGCGCAAGGCGCAAACAATGAACCCATCTGGTTTACTCAAACAGATCCAACTAAAACGGTAGTGCAAAATCCAGACACTTATCAAACAATTAAAAACAATAAAGTAAATGGAGAAGGGGTTACCGAAATAAATATTGGTACATTTTCTCCATATAAAATTATGGTATGCACACCTGTCCATAGCGACGTATCTATGCATTATTGTCAAGCTGTATTAAAGTTTCAGCAAGATTGTATACAACGAAAAATACTTGTTAGTTTTACTTTGATGAAATCCTCTTTAGTTACACAAGGTAGAAACTTGTGTGTAGCTGAAATGTTAAACCATGCAGATGGCTACACACATTTATTATTTATAGACTCAGACATTGACTTTCAATCAAAGACTATTTTTACAATGTTAGAAAAAGATAAAGATGTAATAAGCTGTCCATATCCTATGAAAACTTTTGATTGGGATAAAGCATGGAGACGAATGACAGAGAAACATAGAGCAATTACCAACCAAGATGACTTATCTAAAGCAGGGTATACCTTTCCTTTAAAACTAGAAGATCCACAAAAAGTACAGGTAGAGGATGGAGTTGCTGAAGTAACACATGCTCCGACTGGCTGTATGTTAATTAAAAGAGAAGTAATAGAGAAGATGATTAAACAATACCCTGAACTAGAAATATATAACCAACCATAATTAATGGTAGAAACGAGAAAAAAGACAATATGTTTAACTTATTTGACACGATACATGATCCAAGCACCAAGCGTTATTTTGGTGAAGACTTTGGATTCTGTCAAAGATGGTCCGATATGGGTGGTAAAATACATGTATATTTAAAAGATTATATTACACATATTGGTGAGTACTCTTATTGTGGTAGATTTTGGGACGACTTATACCAAGGAAGTCAGCCTCTCAAAGGTGTTGACGATAGTAAAAAAATCAAATAAAGTGTGATATTTCAGGATTAGTATGCCTGCCTCACAAACTAAATTTAGACAAAATTATGGCATTAACAGACACTAACAAAGCAAAAGAATTCATGGCAGGAGCACCCGACATTAAATTAAAGGGTGATTTAAGACCTAGACAAGACATGCAAATGGCTTCTATGGAAGAGAATGAAAGAGAGTTTATGAGACTTGTAGAAGAGTTCATGGAACAAGGTTTTAGTCAACAAGAAGCAATTGATGCAGCTAGAGAAGAATTCGATAAAAAAGCTATGGCCTATGGCGGTAGAGCACAATACGGTTTAGGTAGTCTTGTTAAGTCTGTAGGTAAAGCTGTAAAAGGGGTAGTCAAAGGAGCAGGTAAAATTCTTAAATCACCTGCAGGTCTATTAGCTTTGAACTTTGCACCTATGCTTATACCTGGAGGAAAAATGTTGTTTGGACCAGCAAGCAAATCCATGTTTGGAAATCCTTTGAGTCTTTTAAATTTATCTGGAGCTGAAAAAGGTAAAGGTGCATTTATGGACGCATTAAAAGTAGGTGGAGCTGGTGCAGTGATTACAGGTCTACTTGCTGAAAGAGAACAACAAGAAGGTGAATCAGATATGGATTATGCTCAAAGAAGAGCACAAGTAAATGATCAATTAAAGGTACAGTTTTCAAGATTATATCCAAAGAATGACAACGAATCTCCTGAAGATTACGATATAAGAATAAATGCTTTAGTAGAAGGAGCGGATGACCAAACAGTTGACGTAGGGAACATGGCTGATGGTGGTAGGGGTATGAGAGCTTTTGGATCTGATAAGTTAGTGGAACAGGCATCAGGCATCGAGGGCCTACCAGTAAACGTAAATTCAAAGGGAGTTAAAGAGTTAGATCTAAGAGAAACAGGTGGATTTATACCGCCAGTTGGTGTAAAAGAAAAAGCAGATGATATCCCAGCGATGTTATCAAACAACGAATTCGTATTCACTGCTGATGCAGTCAGAGCTGCAGGTGGTGGTAGTGTTAACAAAGGTGCTCAGAGAATGTATGATCTCATGAAGAACCTAGAGAGCAAGGTAGTATAATGGCAGAAGTTCAAACAGTACAACAGTTACCAGCACCGTTTATTGAAGCGGCAGGTAAAACTTATTTAGAACAATTACAAACAGCAATAGGTGGATTAAAAGGTGCTGATCTATCTACAGTTTTTGGTCCACAATTTGTAGCTCCTACATCCGGTATTACACAGGAAGCTCAAGCGTTAAGAGGTGGTTTAGGATCGTTTGCACCATTCCTACAAACAGCAGCAGCTAGCACAGGGCCACAAGCCTATCAACAATTTATGTCTCCGTATCAACAAGATGTTATATCTGAGACACTAAAAGAATTTGACGTGCAAGCAGCAAAAGGAATTCCTAGCATTGCAGCGAACGCTGTATCGAGAGGTGTTCTTGGTGGTGGTAGAGAAGGTGTTGTAAGATCAGAATATCAAACAACAAGCGACAGGAACCGAGCAGCATTGCAGGCTCAATTGTTGCAACAAGGTTTTGGTCAAGCTCAACAAGCTGCACAACAAAACTTCATGAACCAAATGGGACTAGCTCAAGCTGCACCTGCATTATTTGGTCAACAGATTTCAGCGTTAGGTGCATTAGGTACACAAGATCAAGCGCAACAACAAGCTCAGTTATCTGCTCAACAACAGTTATTACAACAACAAATGAATCAACCATTAAATTTAGCTCAACAATATGGTTCTGGTGTTACAAGTTTAATAGCTGGATACCCAGCACAATACCAAACTCAAACATCACCTACGCCTTCACCATTACAAACAGCACTAGGAGCTGGAGCTACATTAGCGGGAGTATACAGAGCGTTTAGTTAATATGAGTAATACATTTAAAAGACCTATGTTTAGGAAAGGTGGTGACGTCGGTGGCGGCATCATGAATAATATTGTTGAAAGAGGACAATACGCAACAAGTAATGCAGAAGATCTTGGTGTGAAAGATGTGGGTGTAAAACTTTCTGATAGTCTTGATACAATCATGGCTGCTGGTGGAAACCAAAGCGGATTAGGAGATCCTCTAACACAATTTTTACTATCGTATGGACCAGCTGTTGCAAGTCAAACAGGTGGTGGTAGCACTATTGGAAACTTAGTAGCTGCAGCAAAAGGACCTACAGCTGATTTAATTAAAGATCTAAGATCACAAAAGAAAACAAGACAAGCAATAGCACTAGACCTATACAAAGATTTATCTGATTCAGATAAAATAGCTTTACAAGAAAAAGTAGAATATTTAATGGAAACTTTTAATTTAGATAAAGAAGAAGCATTAAACAGAGCCTTACCTGAGTTTAGAAAAAAACGAGATCCTTCTGATCAAGCTGCATTAGATTATTCATCAAATGTTGACAGTATTATTAAAGCTACACAAGATACTAGAGGTAATCCTCAGATTGATCGTTTACAAGCTGAAATTATTGTGAGTAATTTAAAAAATTTAGAAAAATCTAACCCGAAAGCCTATTCTCAATTTGTTGGGGCAAGATCTAAAAGCAAATATATATTTGGACAAGAGGGTGAATATACTCCGGAAGGAGATATTATAAAAGATTCTACATTAGCTGATTTACCAGACGGTTATATTGTATACGATGTAAACACAGCTAGATTTCTTAAAAAACAAGGCAATAAAGTTATTGAAGTACAGTCAATTATCAAAGAGGAGTAGAAATGGCGGACAAGTCCAACTGGTACGATTTTCTAATTCCTTCTGATGACACCAGAAAAGCAATCGAAGAAAATTTAGAAGAAGGTAAACTTTATAACCGTATTATAGGTGAAGAGGGTGTTGATGGTTTACTTATAAGATTAAGAGAAGAAGAACTTTTAAACGAGGGTGTACCTGAAGCTGAGGTATCAAAAAGAATAAAAGAAGAAAACAAATACACTAAACTTTCATCATTACTTCCAAAAGACGTATCTTTATTTGGAGAAGCAAAAGCTGCTCAAGCCGAAGCTAAAAAAGAATCTATAGATATAGATGAACCTATAAAATACAAAGAAGTAGAAAAAGTTGGATTAGGTGACAAAGACGATTACGAAGTAGGACTAGGTGAATCGTTAACTGGAGCTGTTGTTAGTGGTGCTATTAAAATACCAAAAGGTATAGTTAATTTTGGAACATTGATATACGATGCAGCAAAAGGAGATGGTATTGATGTTGATAAAGGTTTAACAGAAAGATTTAACAGAGAATTTGAAAAAACTATTTTTGGTCTTATAGAAAATCAAGCTGAAGACCAAGCTAGAGCTACAGCTGCGGGGCATTTAACAGAAGCTTTTATACAATTAATGGGTGGCTACAAAATAGCCATGAAAGCAACAGGGAAAACTATTGAATACGCAAGTATGAAAGCAAGGCAACTTGCACCTATATTAGTTAACGCAGTTAAAACTAATCGATATGGTAAAACAGTTGACAATGTTAATTTAACTAAAGCAGCTAGTAAAGCTAAACAGTTAAATAAACCAAATGGTTTTGATAAATTTGCAGCCATAACAATTGGTGGTGGTTTTGGTGGTGGTGCTATCGTTATGAAAGCAGAGGACATTGGAACTTTTGGAGACATAGATGCTTTAGATTTT